TATTTAGTAGCTTTACCACCACCTTTTCTTTTTACTACACCACCTTTTTTCATGTATTTAGTTTTTTTCATTTTTTCCTCTTGCATAAAGATTATTAAAAGTAACATCAGGGTCTGTATAACTATCATGTATTTCTGCTGAATGAATATACTGACTTGGTGCAAAGTCTGGAGCACCTTCACCAGTTACCCAAAGAGCAGGATTAGTTACCCTAACTCTATTATTAGGTAGTGCCACGATATTACCTGTCCATTTATCTGCATCTATAAGTTGCAGTACGTGACTTTGTTTATGTTGTGCAGGGTCATCACTAATGTAACTATCTGTATAATCAACTGTAAACATATATCTTCCTTTATAAAACTCACCACCTATTTTACACATCCAAGGACTTGAGCTTATTCTATCCATTACTATTATGGAATGTCCTCTTGAGGAGCAATCCCAAGGTTGTGCTAAATGTGTGTCCATTCTTTCTGGCATCTCTTCTAAAACTTCGTCTGCTACTAAACTTGTTATTGGTATTCTTGCCCACATTGCACCTCCATGTATATTTTCTTCTTCATCTATTCCAGTAAAGACTACTTGAAAACTTAAACATCTATCTGGTATTGTATTGACTGCTATTGCTAGTCCATGCAAATATTCACCATGATAATCTAAATGATTGTTTGTAAATTCTTTTCTTACCCAACATTTAAAATGGGGAATATTACTTATTAAATATGACAGTTAGCACCTCCATCTACGTCTTGCTTGTCTTAATCTTGAGTTAGGATTCTTAGCTGCTTTAGGAAACTTCTTCATTTGTCCTGCAGACCTAGCACAAAAACTTTTTCTTCTTGCTGCTCTTTTACCTGTTGGTTTTTTTTCAGTAACAGCAGTTTGTAATTTACTTCCAGGATTTTGTCTTCTATATTTTGCTACACCTTTAGCTGTTAATCCTGCACCTGACTTAGTGGGTCTTTTATCACCCTTACCAATAGTCATGCCCTTCATACCTTTGCCTTTTATTTTTTTCTTTCTAGGCATTATACTTTACGAACAGCTCCTAGTCCTTTAAGTGCAACTCCACCACCTACAGCTCTTTTAACTACTGCACCACCTCTTTTTTTAAAACCCATTTTATTTCTAACAGGTGTTGGTAAATTAGGTAATCCTTTATTTCCTGCAGGTATAGGTCTTAATGGTCCACCTGCTTGTTTTTTCATAGTAATTTTTTTCATTTCAGATTTAGTTAAATCTTGATATACAGATTCTCTATCTAAAACTTTTCCAGGCACTTTAATCTTTTGACCTGGTTTAATTTTATTTAAATCCTCTATATTAGGATTAGCTTTTTTAATTTGACCTAATGTAGCATTTGGAGTTCTTTTAGCTATTTCAGATAAAGTATCTCCTTTTTTAACAGTATAAGAACTTAAATCTTTACCACTAGCTTTTTTAAATAACTTACCTGCTGTTACTAATGCTGCTGCTGTAGCTCCTGTTTTAGCTGCAACTCTTTTTCTATTTCTTTTAGCAACTCTTGATTCACTTTTACCTAATGTTTTTTTAAATTTATTTGCTATATTTAAAAGACGACCTCTTTTATCTCTAGTTACTACAGTTTGGTCTGTTTTTTTAGTAGGAGCTATTTCACCTTTTTCACCTTTAGCTTGTGTTTCAAATCTACCTTTATCTTTTCTTTTAACACCTCTTCTAGCTACAGTTCCTACTTTAAATTCACCTTTATCTCTAACAGCTTTTTTAGGTAAACTTAAAAAACTTCTTTTAAATTCTGTTATTGCTTTACCTGATAAATCTTTAGCTTTATTAACAATGCTTGATACTTTTGATTTATCCATAGTTTTTAACTTAGATATAACTTTAGGACCTAATTTTGTAGCTATTTTTGTTCCTACATTTACTCCTTGAATTAACATAATTATTCTCCTACAGTTTTATATTCTCTAGGTTCTTCTTTAACCTGAGCTTCTATAAGTCCTCTTACTCCAGGTCCTTTTCTAGCTGCACCATATCCTTGACCAGTAGGTTTACCACTTGTATCATGACCAGTAGAATTATTAATAGTTCTTGCATTTGCTCCTACTATTAAAGTTTTAGTTTTTATTTGCATTTCTTTCTCCCTTTTTTATTTTTCTTTTTCTTTTTGTTATTAACTTTTGTTATTTGTTGTACTGCATTAATTCTACTAATAGCCATTATTGTGCTCCTTGTAATACTGGATTAGGACCACCTGAAGGATTGTTAGCTGATTGCATATCATCTTGTCTTGTTCTTCTAGACTGATTACGTAAAGCATCTATTGAATTTTTATATTTACCTTCCCAGTTTGCTAGTGTTTGAAAATCTTTTATAAAATATGTAGCTTCTACCATACATGCTGCAAAAAGAGCATTATAGCAAAACTCACTAAAATAATTTGATGTTGTTACACTTGTACCTGTAGCACTAGCTAAAGCTAAAGGTCTACGTGTAAATTGTATTTCACCTGATACTGCAGATGCAGGTGTTGGTACAATATAAATTTGTGTATTAGTTTTTCTTGAATAATATCTTGGTGTTCCTGTTGATGCACTAGCATAAGGAAAATAATCTATTGCATACTCATAGGTTCTTTGTAATAAATTTATTTTTGAATTAGCAGGGATTGCTGCTGTTGAAACACTTGTAGTATAGTTTACATTTCTTACAACTAATGTATCAGCAGGTAAACTAACTACTGGGTCAGAAGCTGTAAATGAAAAAGTAGAGTAGTTATCTAAACCAGAATCATCTAGTTCTTTTACTATTCTACCTTCAGCTTTCTCTACAAAGTAAGGAATATGTTCCTCAAACTCTGATGAGTTATTTTCTATAGTATTTATTATATCAGTTTTAAGAAATGAATAATTAGGCACTATGTTATCCTGTTATTAAAGTAACACTACCTGCATCTGGAGTAGATATACTTATTGTTCCACTACATAACACACCCATTTCTCCAAAGTACATATCTGATTCTGCACTTGCAGGAACTTCATAGGTTATTACTGTACCTGTTTGGTCTCCTATAGCTATTACACCTGCTACAGTAGAATAAGAATGAACTCCTAATACTCTAGTTCTATCAGGAGTAACAATAATATCTCCATCTCCTGCTCTTTTATTAACTGTTCTAATATTTGTTGCCATTTTAAATCCTTATAATAGGGAGGATATATTTCAACCCTCCCTAAATTGTTAATGGTTATGCACCTGCATTACCAAACCAACCTCTCCAGTCAGATACTCCAAAAGAATATCTTTCTCTGGCTTTGAAACGTAAGTTTCCAGTATCAAAATCTGGCTCCATCTTAGTTTGTAAAGGTGTTCTATTAAACATCTTTGAACCATTAGGAACATCAGTTTTAATAAAGAAAGCATTAACATCTGTAAATCTTCTATTAGTCATGTATCCACTTGGGAATACTCCTAAGTTTCTTACAGAGTTAATGTCATTATCTGCACTACCTACAATTCCTGGTGTATTTAATAATACATCACATGTAAACATTAAGTCTACAGGTACGTGTAAAGATACAGCAGAAGAACCAATTAAGATACCTCTGTCATCTTTAAACTTTTGAATTGCAATTACAGCAGACTCTAAACTAGCTTCTGATATTGCTGCTGCTGTACCTATATTACTTTGGTTTCCATCTCCAACAGTTGGATGTGAAGCATTAAATAAACTTACTCCATCTCCTTGTGCTGTAGAAAAACCTTCGTTATATAGCTTTGCAGCTTTTACTTGTTTGGTGTTTGCCATTGCTCTAGCTAATCCTTTTGCTCTTAACTTTGCAAAAGTATCATATAGATTGTCTTCCATTGCTTCTTCTGTGATAGCAAAAGCTAAAGCTATAGTCTCGTTTGTATAACGAGCTGTGAAGCTTTCTCCTGCATCATCATAAACAACAGCAGCACCTTCTTGTTTTGTTGGAGCAGTACCAAATCCTGTAAAGAGGACTTCCTCTTCAAAAGACCTATCTGAATTTTCTACTTCATATAGTGGTTCATGCTCATTATTAACTTCTCCATACTCCATTCCAAAGACTGCATTCAATCCAGGAAGGAGTTCTTTGCTTATAGCAGCTCTATTTATTGGCATAATTTATCTCCTAACCTGTTACTGTTGCTGTTATATAATTGTCAACATGGTTAGCAATACGTAC